CTGCTGTCAATATGGCGGTTGGTTTCATAGCTGCATCCCGTTTTGGTAGTGGTATTTATCCGGGTACTCGTAGCAAGTCCCTTGGCTCTCGAAATACTTGAGGAAGATATAGCCGTCTCCCATTATTGGCTCCAAGCAATCCGTGTAGTTCTTACAGACCGGCGCGGATTGATGTTGGGTGCAATACCCCGCCCTCACTGCCTCCGCCGCCTTCCTCGTCCATTCCCAACCAGCCGCCAGCGGAGGCAACGGCTTTTTCTTTTGCGTCGCCGCGATGTCTGGTCGCACTCCTTTGCCTCGCCCCGCCGTGTGCTTTGACCATTTATAACATTCAGGCTTCCGGCAGGTAGGTGGATTCCGTGACCCTGACATCGCATACCAGATTGGGAACTCATCGCCGCATATCGTGCAGACCCCGGTGCGATCCGGTGGACGCCTCCCTGCCTCAATCTCCTGGCGGGCATATCGGTAGAAGCACTTGGGGCCAAAAAATACCCGCTTGTTCTTTGGTGACGCCACCACAAACTTTTCTTTGCATGGGCACAGGCATTCTCTCTCAAACATCCCAGGGTTTCCCGCAGGTGGGGCAGGTTTCCGGCACCGCTTCACGATACTCCTCACTGGCCCGCTCCTCCTCCTGTCTGAGTCCTATGAGTCTGCGTTGGAATGCCTTGACATCCCGCACCACCGCTGACAACGCACCTTGTTCAGAAACCGCTGTATTGAGCTTGAGACGTAACGCTTGGATGGCCTGCATTTTATCGGCGGCCCCCGCTTGGGACTTGGCGGCGTCAATCCGCTTCTGGCTCTCCCGAACGGATTCGATGACATCAAAGAGGTGGTCGGCTTCTTCCTCTTTCTGATCGAGTGCTTGGTGTATTTCTTGTAGTCGCACAGCGACCGGCATCGCATCTTTCAGGAGGGAGTTGCGAATAGCCTGCTGCTTCTCTTCTTCCCGTATAGTGGAGATAAATAAAAACAACCGTTTCGCCTGGACTTCCTTGTTGGCGACCATGCCCTCAAGCCCTTCCGCTGCCGCCACCCGGCCATCCAGTTCGTCGAGGTTCTGGTACTTCTCCAGAGAGGCTTCGATTTCAACGAGTTGATCTGCGACGTTCCGCTGTTGTCCGCCGTTATTCAGGACTTGCTTGCGGATGTTGCTGGTGGCGACATCAATGACATCCAGCTTGGCGACTTGGTTCATGTATTGGGAGACTTCACCGGACCCCGCCGACAACAGGAACGGGGAGTCCATCTGGTACTGGCAGTTCACCGGTTTCATGTTGAGGATTGCCGTAGCTTCCTCAGGCACCGCTGTGCCCATGGCCTTGAACTCGTCGCCGTCTACCTGATAGCAGTTGGTTTTCTTACCCTTAATCCGGGACACCGTGCCCTCTGCGGTATGGATAGACACCACGGTGTCACCGCCATCGGAGAGCGTGGAACAGAAACCGTCGCCGCTGGGCCGGTTCTCAATGACCCAGCGAAGCCCCCGGATGATCGCAGATTTGCCGCTGTCAGAAGCCCCGCAGATCACGTTGATGCCCGGTGACAGCTTGAGCACCGACTTGACGTGGGATTGGAAGTTGGTAAGGTTGATTTGCGTGATCATTTCAACGCCCGCTTAATACGCTTCTGTGCCCGGTCAATAGCATCTGGCTCCCAATATCTCATTTTGTCTTCTCCCAACATTGAGCGCCAAGCTTGTTTCTCTGTGGTGTAGAGGTCGTGAAAATTCCGTCCAGGAGAAGTGTATTTTCTACACCAAGAAGGAATATCAGAGGCCCAACCAAAATCTTTCGTTTTTGAAAACGTCTTCCCTTTCGCTGCCTTATTGATCCACGTCCAAGAGGCGATCAGGATAGCGTACACCCCGTTTTTATTTACGGTAGACACCCGGTATTTGTCGATAAGACACTTCCCGTCATCGTCAATGGATAACGAATAGAGGATTTGGTCTTTCTTATAAACAACAGGTTTGGCCGTTCCCATGGTCATCCTCTCCTCGGTTCGTAGACCGGCATCCAGTGGCTGATACGGCGGTCCCAACTGATACTCAACTCTTTGTCGCCGACATGCTCCAACAAGTATTCAGCGGCAAGCCGAGCCACCCACGCCGTCATAGTGATGCCTTTCCCTTGCCAGTAATTCCAGCAGAGGATTTCTTCGTCGGTGTCCGGTGGTAGCCGCTTGGAAATAGGAACCCACGCCTCTTGTAGCCGATCCTTCTTGGATTTCTGTTCTGTCACTTGGTCGGCTCAAAAAAGCAGTTTTCGGAGGCACCATCTGCACCTTCTCCATAAAACAGCCGCATGGTGTTCAGTGCCTCCCGCTTGGGATCACTCGCAAAATAGAATTGCAAGCAAATACGCTCCCATTCTCCTAATGCGTAAGGCCCGCCCCTATGTTTGAACAAACGGAGAACCACGTGCCGATTAGGAGGCCCGCTTTTTGAAGGGGTGTCCTCCTTTTCAATATGGATGGCCCCGTGCATGTTTTGAAGAAACCAATAAACCCTATTTTCCATCAATGCAAACGCGGTATCGGAATCAATGTCGATGAACAGTTCATTAAGGGCTGGACGGATCACCGAACAACCATACTCTTTTGCGACTTCTTCTGGGATAGCGAATAAATCATACAAGTCATTTTCTGTGATGGTCGGTGTTTCAACAGGGATAATGGGCATGATTTTCTCCTTTATTTGTAATACTCCGGGGTAAGTCCAAACAGGACGAATGCCGCCTCAAGGGATTTAATCAACTTCCCACTCTTCGGGTACTCAGGAGCTTTCTTCCCTGCCTTCAAGAGCAATTTCGCCACTTGATTATAACTGGACTTCTTGAGGCGCGGGGCCTTTGCATTCTCAGATGGATGGAGATAAGGATGGTGGGGCTTCTCCAAGTAATCAGCCATCGACCGCAGAATCCGGGGCAACGCCTCTTGTTCAATTCCGTACCGGACGCAATTGTTTTCCATCTTCGCAATCAGGACGTTGCACTGCCGGCACAGCACCCCTCGGATTTGGCCGGTGCCTTTCACCCGCTTTTTATGGTGGTGGTCAAGGCAAGGAGCTTTGCATTCTCCCTTGCAGATCAAGCACAACCCGCCCTGCCGCTCCAATAAAGCCTTGCGCAACCGGGGGACATCCGCAGAAGTCATGGGGCGGATCATTTGACCCTTTCCTTTTTTAAGCAATCAGAAACAAAAGGGAGATACTTTTCCCGGCACGCCTCTATGTCACCCAGTATCGTCCCCCCTTTCTCGTCATAGCATGCGAAGTAAGCTGCTTTCCAGTCATCACAAGTGTATGTGGATGGGATAATGGAGGGTGGCTGTTGTATCGGGTGGTTTATTGGCGTTTTTGGGAAATCGTCATAAGAACAAGAATAGGCCGCAAAAGAAATAACGAATATCCATATTGCCGCCAGCCGCAAGTTTATTTTGTTCATTCGTCACAGCCCCCTATGGTGACGGCGAGGTAATGGTCGCAGAGCTTTTCCGCCGGGTTGTGGAAATTCCTAGCGGTTTGAGTGGTTGCCACTGCTCGTTTGCATGTCTTTGCGAGGCGGCATCCGCGCTGCCCGCCAACGCATAGCTCTACCTCATTTACCATGTCCAAGCAAATCATAATGCCCTCTTCTGCCATCACTCGTACCTCTTCTTGCGATCCATTTTAAGAGATTCCTCGACGCCAGCCCACACCTTACCAACGATCCGCCTGAGTTTCCGCTCCATCTTCCCGGCCTCAATGCCCCGGATGATGGTGTCGCGGGTTCCACTCAGCCCCAGGTCGTCGGCGTCAATGGTGAGCTTCCGCTTCTCCCAGTGGTTTTCCTCCAACAGGAAATCAACACAGCTCCCGATGTCGTCGATGCCCATCTCGTTGTAGATTGAGAAGCTGGCGTCCCGGCGTTTCCCGGTGAGCCTGTTTTTCTTGACCTTGAGCTTGGTCTTGGTGCCAATCACCCGCTCCTTGGACTTCTCCTGCCCTGCCATCGCCAGCCACACGCAATGGTAGCTGTGGAACTCCAGGGCGTCCTCGGCGGATCGTGTCTTCTTCTTGAACGACATCGGGTCAATATTCGCCTTGGTCTGGCTGATGATGATGAGGATACCACCGGTCTTCTTCATAGACGCGATTGCGGGCCGGAACAACGCCCTCACCCGCTTAACCTTATCCATGCCATAGCTGCCCTTCACCTCCTTGCCAGCGGCGCGGTCCTTGGCTTCCTGGGCAGCTATCGTCTTCGCCTGGTTGGAGTCGAGGACATCATAGGAATCGAGGACGTAGACAAACGGCTGATCCCGTTTGGCGAGGTCGTTCATCCGGTCCTGCCACTCCTCCACGTCTTCACTGGAAACCACTTGAACCTTGTCGTCCCACATCTGCTGTGCCTTGTGCCCCAGCATCTCCTCGACGTTGAAGTCACAGCCGCCCTCCACGTCGTCGTAGATCAACTCGAAGTCCTCAAAATGGGGAGAGGCTGCGGCCTCAATCAGGGTGTGGAGGCAGATCAAAGACTTGCCGCTGCTGGAATCCCCGATGATGTTCACCATCTTGCCTTTGCGGTAGGCACCATAAGGGGTGTCGGAGCACGCGAGGTTCAGCATGGTGGAACCGCTGGAAAGCAGATCGGCTTCTGTGTAGGCGTCTTCGCGCCTCACCGGGGCCGTTGCGCTGTCCTCGACCTGTTCGGGGAGGGATCGTTGCCGGGTTCTTGGGGTTGTCATGGCTTCGCCTTCGCCTCCCCTTTTATCAACGCCTTGAAGCGATCCGGGTGAACCGCCCACGCCCCCCATTTTCCGGTGGGCTGATAGCCGATGTCCTGGGTCTCACACATGCGGATCACCGTGGGCCTCGTCATGTTGATGCCTAGCTTCGCCGCCTCCTCAATGCACCGAGTCACGGTCCAGCGTTTTTCCTTTTTGTCGTCGTCGGGCATTCGTTTCTCCTGTTGTAAAATTGCTGGTGCGGCAGGATTCGAACCTGCACGGGATCTCTCGTCTTCAAGGTTTTGGTGGCCCCATCCGCCTGATTGCGTCTACCTATTCCGCCACACACCAGCAAAACTTATTTACTTCTTACGCCGACCACCAGAGGCCGCGGCCTCGATCTTGTCGAGTTCATCCCGGCATTCGCTCCACGCCGTGCAGGTATCGCATTCGTCGTGCTTCTCGCAGTCCTCACCGAAGACGTGGTTATGGGGGCAAAGGTCGTCGTCGCTCTTCTTCTCTTCCTTGGTGGCGCGACTGCGGCCAGCGGGCTTCTCCTCCGGTTCCGGTTCCGGCTCGGGGTCTTCTTCCGGCTCAGGCTCCTTGCCACGACGACTACGACCAGCGGCGGGTTTCTCCTCCTCGGGTTCAGCACGCCTCCGGCTGCCGCGTGCGGGCTTCTCTTCTTCCTCCGGCTCTTCCTCCGGCTCCGGTTCCCGGCGGCGACCACGGGCGGGGGCCTCTTCCTTGTCGGCGTGCCCCCGCTTACCGGCTGGCTTCTCCTCGGCCTCCGGCTCCAGGTCCATGAACAACGCCTCAAGCTTCTTGTAGTCCATGATGTTCAGGGCGAGATCAAGGTCCAGGGTGTCGGCAACTACGTCGTCGCCGTAGGCGTCCCGCTCCTCGAAGTCAACGCGAGTGCATTCCAGGAAAGTGGTTTTCCCCATCTTCTTCTCACCGAACCGTGCCTTGATGGTGAAGCCACCGTCGAGGTCAAACACCGACTGGAAGCGATCCTCGGCCTCGATCTCCTCATAGAGAATGTTGGCGAAGAGGTGCGGGCTCATGTCAAATACCTGGACACCGGCGTCCTCGTCGTTGAGGTCGATGATGTTGAATGCGATGCGGTCCTTGGCCCGGAGTTCGTCGAGTTCTTCCTTGTCAGCGTTGGGGTCTTTGAATAGCTCCGCCCGCCGCTCACAGATCGGGCACTTCTTGCCGACACTGGCCGGGCAAGCTACGGTCTTGTTATCGGCGCCGACGCCGAAATGGATCTTGTAGACGAGCTGCTGAAACAGCTCGCCGGGCAAGATGCCCTTGGGGTGGCGCTCGATGCTGACCTCGTAAGGGATGATGTCAATCAGGTTGACGCCCTTCTTGGGCTTCCAGAACTTGAGTTCCCCGATATCCAAGGCACCTCCGCGCCCCTTCTGTTCCAGCTGTTCCTTACCGGCACCGACGGCACCGCGCAAGCTACTGTATTTGCTTTTATCCTTTTTTGCCATGAATCAGTCTCCTCATGTAATCGAGTTTGGTGGAGAAGACAGCGGAAGCCGCCGCCTTGAAAATCAGATACACGGCCCCGACGCCCATCAGCACCCAGAACCAATAGATGGTGACAGCCACGATGAAGTCAGGCCGTGCAATAGACAGGTTTATTTCCATCAAGCCCTCCTGGTGCGACGTGGGGTTGCTGCGGTTGTAGCGGCTTCAATCCGCTGTTTCTTCCGATCCCGCCACTCAGCGGAGAGGTTACGGGGCACCGAGGGAGACGCGAAGTATTCCTGTTGGAGGAGTTGGGCAAGCACTTCGATCATCTTCTTGCGCTGGAAGGCGATGTGGTCGGCAGCAGCTTTGGCGAGATCACGATTGTACTCCGCTGTGATCATGTCCTGCTTCGCTTGTTGGTATTCGGAATCACCCCGGTAGTAAGCCTCAATGGTAGAGGCGGTGGCCTTGATCCCCTTACCAAGCAGCTTCTCCGGGTCTTCTGTGACGTCCCGCACCAGTTGGGAACGCAACGTCTTCACCCGCTCATGAGCTTTCTTCGCGACACGATCATAGTGGGCGGCGGCGCGGCTGTACTGCATCGCCAGGTTGGTCTGCTCCAGAGCAGCAATGTCAAGCTGATCCGGGTCGATATGCATGTCGTCTTCAAAGTGTAAGCCGAACTCATTGTCGTCATCGGGCATTTTATTCTCCTCGTTGGTTTGGTTTCAAAATAATTGCCGCCGGAGTCTGGGGAATCACTCCTTTCGCTTGGCTGATTCATGAGACCCCTTCCACCAGATAGTCTACATACTATATTATACCGGAAACCCCCGGTTTCGTTTTGGTCGCACTTTATTTATTTTATATCAGAGCTTCACGGCTTCATAGCAAGCAAACGTCAACCCAGGCTTTCCGGTGTTATAAAATGGCTCCCGGAAAGCCTCCATTACCAGGAACACGCGGGGGTTATCCTCTTTCAACAGCACCGAATTCATGTAGCCGAGCACCGCGTACCGCACGGACTCCGCCTCCTGGGCCTCCTGGATGGGGCGAAGCAATGCCGCCACCTTCCCCCACTTCTCGCCTTTGATCAGCGCCCGACAGAGGTCAATGACTTGGGCCTCCTCTCCTGCGGCTTGCTCACACGCCGCCAGCAGCTTCTGTGCGGGGAGGTCAATCACCTTGTCGAGGATCACCAACGCCGCCCGGACGTGACCGAGGGAGTTCTGGTGGATGAGTTGGTAGGCCTCCTCCGGGAAATCCGTGACGCCCTCGGCTTCCACGATCCGCTTGAGGAGCCGCGTCATCTGCTTCTCGGAGAGCGGTGCCACATTGAATTGCATGCAGCGGCTCTTGATGGTCTTCAGCAGCTTCTCCGGGTCGGTGGTGCAGAGGATGAAATAGACGTGTGGCGGCGTGTCCTCCAGGATTTTGAGGAGGGCGTTCTGAGCTGGCCCCAAGTAGCTATGTGCTTCATCCAATAGCCACACCCGCACCGGTCCACCGATGGGGCGAAGCCGTGCCTGAATCCTGATCTCCCGGATGGCGTCGATGCCCCGTTCCCCACCGGCGTCAATCTCCCGGAAGTCAATGTCGGCGCATCCCAGGTGGTTCGCTACAATTCGGCCCATGGTTGTTTTGCCGCAACCACTACTGCCCGTGAACAACATGGCATGGGGGATATCTGTCTTCCTCGCCAGCACGGTTTTGAGGGCGTCCACGGTGCTGCGGTTTCCTTCGACCTCGTTCAAGGTCTTGGGGCGGTAATCAAGATGCAGAGACATCGATGTTCTCCTTTCGTTTGGTTTCTTGTACGGCATAGCATTCCACCCAGAGATAAATCCCGTCTATCAACACGACGGCACTCCTCTCTGGGTGGTATTCGCACCGCCTATTTGTTTTCAGCATAACAACTCCTTTATCAGCTTCTTTTCTTCCAAGGTGATATCACCGACCGGAGAAAATGCATCAATCCTTTCGAGGATTGAAATCACTGTCTTGTTTACGCCAGGGATTTTTTCAACAGGTTTGCCGAGGGCTTGAAAAAATCCCTGGCGTCTATTTGTCGGGCTGAACCCCGCTATTATCGCGGCGGACGCCTCGCCAACACCTGCTAACGACGCAAACGGTGCGAAGAGATTACCACTGTTGTCAACACTCCAATTCGAGGCGTGGCTCACTCCAATTCGAGGCAGCCTGGGAGTGAGCTTCAACCGCTTCGCCTCCTTCAATAACTCCGGGAATTGATCTTTGCCGCAAAACGTAAGCGAGCAAGCGATGAATTCGTTTGGATAATAACACTTCAGCCACATATCCCAATACGTTATCAAGCTATATTCAACGGAGTGAGCCTTGTTGAAGCCGTATTTGCCAAAGGTAAGAATTGTCCCCCAAAGGCTAACAGCAGTTTTCTTGTCAACAGTCTTTAACTTTTCGCAGCCTTCAATGAAATCATCTCGGTATTTGTTGATGGCGTCTTCACCTTTCGATTTCGCCATCAGTTTTCTGATTTTGTCACAAGTCGCCATATCAATGCCGGACAACTGATTGATGATCGACATAACCTGTTCTTGATAAACTATGATGCCAAGCGTGTCTTTCGTGAGGTCGTCATAAATCGGGTGGACCTTCTTGACCTTCTTCTCTCCGTTCTTGATCTTCACAAATTCCGCCGCCATGCCGGAGTGGAGTGGGCCGGGCCGATAAAGGGCGGTAGCTGCCACGATGAACCCAAATGAATCCACCCCCATGTCGCTGCAAAACCTTGACAGCCCGTTGGCGCCGATCTGGAAAGCCCCTACTGTGTGGCCAGCATTGATCTCTTCATACACTTTTTTGTCAGCGAGATCAATGCTGTTGAAGTCTATTCTGACGCCGTGGTTCCGTCCCACCATTGCTCTGGTTTCATTCAAAATTGATAACCCGGAGAGGCCCAGGATGTCGAGCTTTATCAACCCCATAAACTCGGCGTCGTCTTTGTCCCAGTTCGCTACAATTTGCCCGCTGCGAATCGCAAGGTTACAGTTTTCACCGCCCCGCAAGTCTCTGGTAGAAACGCAGACAGCGGCGGCGTGTTGACCGCAATTCTTCTTTTGACCCTCCAAGGCGCAGGCAACTTCAACGACCTCCGGGTATTTCTTTTTGAACCGCGCACAATTCGGAAGTTTCTCGCAAGACTCTTTGACCTGGCAGCTCTTCTCTTCTGAATCCGTGATCTCTTTTGCGGCGACGTTGACTTCGACTAATGGGATGTCGTAGGCGCGGCTGACGTCTCGCAGCACCCCTTTGCCTTTCATCGTGGAGAAAGTGGAGAGGCCGACGACGTTAAATTCCCCGTATTTGTCCTGCAAATATTTCTTCACAAGGTGTCGCTTGTGGTCTTCAAAGTCCATGTCAATGTCGGGGAGGTCGATGCGGTCCGGTGAGAGGAACCTGGAGAAAACGAGATCATATTTGATCGGATCAACATCCGTGATCCCCAGCAAATATGCGATCAAGCAGCCACCCACCGATCCTCGGCCCGGACCTGTCAGGATGTCGTTTTGCTTACACCAGTTTATGAGATCCCAGACAATCAGGAAATAACGCTCGAATTTCTTCTCGGAGATAAGGGCGAGTTCTTCGGTGATCCTTTCATCATAAATCTTGAAGTCTTCGTCACTCAACGTGGCCAGGCGCTCGTCACATCCTTTATCTATCAAAGCGTTGAACTTGCCGAGGTCGCTTAATCCATCAAGCTCCCCGACGCTTGGCAAATCTGGCTCGATTCTTTTTATCTCAAACCCTTGGCAAAGTTCCGCGATCGTCAAGGTTGCATCGAGCGCCCGGATCAACTGGAAATGATCTTGATATCCTTGGTGGAGAAACGCTTCAAACATTTCGTCGCGGGTCTTCAAATACAGGCCGTCAACAGAAAATTTCCAGCGGTCTTCATCAGACATCTTTTTCCGGCTCTGCATCGCCAGCAGCACTTCTTGATAAAAAGCGGAGCGGTTATCCGGGTAGTGGCAATCATTTGTCGCCACCAGCCCCGCCTTGTATTTCTTTGCCAGCCTCGCGGCGACGGCGTTCATCAAGCGTTGCTCTTTGGTGTCGTGCGGCATTATCTCGAAGAACAACCTCTCCTTGCCGACTATCTCAAGCGTCTCCGGGACAAACTGCGTCCTCTCCGCCCTCATGTTGAGAAAAGACATCGAGCAGCCGGTCAAGACGATCAACCCTTCCAGGTGGTCTTTCAGGGTTTTGATGTCAACCCTGGGCCGATAATAGAAGCCGTCGAGATTCGCGATGGTCAGCAACTTCAAGAGGTTCTGCCATCCGGTTTCATTCTCAACCAAGACAGTAACGTGATACCTCGTCTCTTTTTTGTCGTGCGTGAAGAGGTCACGAACCACATACAACTCGCAGCCTTGGATCGGCGCCACCCCATACTTTTTGCAAGCCTTTTGGTGAGCGATGGCGCCGTCCACGTTGCCATGATTGGTAATTGCCACAGCAGGTTGGCCCAGCTCTTTCGCGAGTCGGCAATATTGCTCGCTCGTCCCGACGCCATCAAGTAGTGAGTATTCATTGTGGAGGTGCAGGTGAACAAATTCATCCATGATTTTATCTCTTGGGCCGTCCTGTTTTCTTCAAAGGGGCATCCAGCGGTATTCCAACTTTTTTACGGTAGGAGTTTCGATAATATTCCCGGCGCTTTTCAAGATGAAACCGACAAA